TGTCGAGTGCGGTGAGCAACGTGGCGGGTGAAGTCAACACCCGACTGCGTGACATCCAGAGCAGTATCGTTGACGTGCGCAGTTACGGTGACAACTCAACGACACGTCTGATGACAGAACTCAAACATCTGATAACAACTGGTCACGAGTTTGTTGATCCATCGTTCGGCTCCGCTATCGTCGATTACTTTGCGGCTGTCGAAGAGGCTAACCAATACAAGGGACGCAGTGTGCCCATGTGGTTTGTGCGGGTTTACGAGCGGTTCGGGGATCAGTGCTTTGACGTTGCATCCATCGACAATGCCGAAAACTGGAACCCCAACATCGGTGAGGAAGTGCACCGCTACACCGCATCCGATCTGCCCGAGGACATCATGGGCAAGCTGTCCGTTCTCAACATCCTGAACGACAAGCAATACGTCGATGACGTGGGCTATCGTGCGGGTGAAGGCATGTTTTATGTTGTGCGTTGACGCTCAGCAGTTACCACATGATGACAACATATATCGTGTTTACATATGTCCGAACACGAATACTATCGCTGTGGCATGTATTGGCATGGATAGCGTTGACAGCGGAGCGGAGGGCGACTACCATTCAGTGGACGCCTTGCCTCTGTGGATGCAAGAGAAGATTGCATTGTTAATGATGACTGCTTTGGACAAGCCAACCAAATCAGTCGAAGGTGTTGGCAGACGAATAGATGCCAACACTTACTGGGTCTACCGAGTGTAGGTGTTAGTGCGGCACTAACAGAGGGCGGTTAGCCACCGCCCTCACCTTACCTACCGATACCAGTTCCGAGGGATAAAGATGGTTGATAACAGAGGTGAAATCCAAAAACGATTAGACGACAACATGTGTCCGTGGTGCATGTCGAAGCTGACGCTAGCGCAGGAAGAATACAAAGACGATGCGCGCGTGATAACTCGTAAATGTTCGTCATGTAGCGGAACGGTAGTGGATACATTCAAACATAAAGGAGAACCGCATGGCGATGACACCAGAAGCCAAAGTTAAGAAGAAGGTAGTGGCGCACCTAAAGACGCTAGGAGCCTATTACTTCTACCCTGTCACTGGGGGTTACGGTAAAAGCGGTGTGCCTGACATCATCGGATGCTACAAGGGACAATTTTTTGGCATAGAATGTAAGGCAGGTAAAAATAAACCCACACCCTTGCAAGAAAAGAATTTATCTGATATAAAAGATAACGGTGGCGTAAGTCTCGTCATCAACGAAGATAACATAGATGACGTGCTGATCTATGTTGGCGGTCAGAACCGCGACCCACGGCAGTTGGAATTTGACTTTGATGTCGAAGGCTCACCTGTCTAGGCACTGCAAAAATGGAGAACGGCTATGGCCTTGGAACTTACAGAAACCGAAGAGGGGTTCTATGATCTGATGCGTGAAAGCGCATTAGGGCGCAGATGGTTGCGTTGGCACAAAGAAAACCCTGACTTCTACCATCTCTTTGAACGCTTCACCTTTGAAGCTGTCAATCGCGGACACAAACGTCTTAGTGGTTGGCTGATTGCTAACCGAGTGCGTTGGGAAACGTCCGTTGTCACTAAAGGCGACGACTACAAAATCAGCAACGATTTCATCGCGCTCTACGCACGGCTGTTCATGGTGCGGCACTCACGTTACGAGGGGTTCTTCCGCACAAAGCGTATGAAGAGGTTGGTGCGTGACATCATGCCGAATGAGGATGCGGTATGAGCAAACGCGAAAAGTCCAAAGAAGAGTGGCGTAACATCGAACTGCACTGCGAGACTGCCTACTTGTTGGCACCGAAGTGGTCACCGATGCGCCTCTTTTTCAGATGGGGCAAGTGGTATGCGAACCGCAAAGCCCGATCCGCGAAGTAGTAATCCTCATCTCACCTGTGTTGCCACACGCTATAAGCAGTTAACGCGTGAACTTGGAGACGCAGAGTGGGATGACGACCCCCGTGCTGAACTTATCCGTACTGAGTTTAAGCACTTTGAAGCCTTGCTGAAGCAGGGCGTATTGTACGAGCCAAACTTTTAGGAGAACGAAATGGCTAAGAAATCATCGCCGCAGGCCGAAAAGGTCTGGAAGTATCTACTCAAAAATAAACTCGCAACCCCCGCCGAAGTGTCGAAAGCAACAGGCGTGTCGTATGGCTACGTCTACAAACTGATGAATAAGATCGGCACCCCAAAAGAAGTTTTCGTGCAGGAAGCCAAGGCGGCTGAAGCGGCCCCCGAGAAGCCTAGCCTGTGGCGGAGAATATTAAATGTCTTCCGCTAATGAGAAGCAGGTGGGCGGCACACACTATAAAGACATGCCACTCCAACCGTGGGACGTGATGGAAGCCGTGTTAACCCCCGAGGAATTTCGGGGGTTCTTAAAAGGCAACATCATCAAATACGCACTGCGCCAAGGCAAAAAGGATAGTGACGATGCGGGTAAAGCACAGCACTACCGCGAGAAGTTAAAGGAGATGGGGTGATGGACCTTATCACGTTAGATTTTGAAACCTACTACGACAAGGAGTATTCCCTGTCTAAGATCACGACCGAAGAATACATCCGCTCCCCCCAATTTGAGGTGATCGGTATCGGTGTGAAGGTCAACAACCAACCGACTGAATGGGCGAGTGGCACACATGAACAACTCAAAGAATACTTACAGTCATTCGACTGGGCAAACTCTATGGTACTTGCTCACAACACTATGTTTGATGGTGCCATTCTTTCTTGGCGTTTCGATATTCATCCTCGCGTGTTTACCGATACTCTTTGTATCGCCCGTGCTCTACATGGGGTGGAAGTTGGCGGCAGTCTCAGGGCGCTTACTGAAAGGTATAACATCGGAGAGAAAGGCACAGAAGTCGTCAACGCCCTCGGAAAGCGAAGGGACGATTTCAGTGAAGCCGACCTCGACAGATACGGTGATTACTGCGTCAACGATGTCGAACTCACATACAAACTCTTCAACATCTTCCTTAAAAAAGGATTCCCGAAAACTGAACTAAGGCTGATCGACCTCACCCTGCGTATGTTCATCGACCCTGTATTGGAACTGGACATCGGGCTACTCGAACAGCACCTCGAAGATACGCGGGAGCGGAAAGACCAACTGCTTGAGAGTGCGGGTGTGTCTAAAGAAGACCTCATGTCCAACCTCAAGTTTGCGGAAGTGTTGGAGAACTTAGGCGTAAAACCGCCGACCAAGATCAGTCTTACCACTGGCAAAGAAACTCTGGCGTTTGCTAAGTCGGACGAGGCATTCAAGGCATTGGCTGACCACGAGGATGACCGAGTGCAAGCCGTGGTAGCGGCGAGGCTAGGCACCAAGAGCACACTCGAAGAGACGCGGACTCAGCGGTTCATCGACATAGGTAAACGAGGCACCCTGCCTGTTCCTGTCCGTTACTACGCCGCGCATACTGGGCGATGGGGTGGCGATGACAAGATCAATCTTCAGAACCTACCGAGCCGTGGTCCGAATGGTAAGAAGTTAAAGCGGAGCATCCTTGCCCCCGAAGGCTACACCCTGATTGATGCCGACAGTGCGCAGATCGAAGCGCGTGTTCTGGCGTGGCTTGCCGATCAAGACGACCTGACCCAAGCGTTCGCTAAAGGTGAGGACGTGTATAAGAAGATGGCATCACGCATCTACGGATGCAGTGAAGATGAAGTGACCAAAGACCAACGGTTCGTGGGTAAGACCACCATCCTTGGCGCGGGTTACGGCATGGGTGCGCTCAAATTCCAAGCACAGCTAAAGACGTTTGGGTTTGATATGGACCTCGACGAGGCCCGACGTGTCATTAACATCTACCGCGAAGCCAACTGGAAAATTAACCAACTCTGGCGCGATTGTCAGAACATGGTGCGGCACATGGTCAACGGCGACAGCTACCAAATCGGTAAGTCTGGCGTGTTGAAAGTAGTGGGCGCAGAACGCGGCATCCTGCTGCCATCAGGTTTGCTCATACAGTATGACGACTTATCAGCCGAGCAAGGCGAGAACGGTTTGGAATACAGCTATAAGACACGGCGCGGACGCACCAGAATTTATGGTGGAAAGGTAACGGAAAACGTCTGCCAAGCAATCGCTCGT